CGCTCTAGTGGATCCTCGGGCTCTGGAGCGCTGGGATCCGCAGCCTTGTGGCTGATTTCGGTGTTTTGCGGGTTCTCTGGCTTGGCTTCGTCATTCACTTGCACATTGTCAAGTAGGCCGGTTGCACCGGGCTCAACGGTTGCTGTGTCGCTCATAGTTTCCTTGCTGTGTTAATCCGTACCTCAATGTCCCTCACCACCGACCTCTGCCCTTCGGCAAAGTAGGCGTGCGAGGAATCTGTGCCCGGCACGGCGATGGGCACATTCACATACATGTCCTTGAGCCATTCAAGCAGCTTCTGGCCATCCTCTGACCCGAACACCCGCAGAGTCAGCTTGACCAGATCCTCGCGCTTTTGGTCAACCTCGCGTATATCGCTGGGCTGGCCAATGGCATCTAACTCCTCCCAGCTCATACTGGCATCCCTTCAGGGGCTGGCAGAGCTTGCATGCCGCCACCGGCCTGGGCCTGCATGGCCATGGCTTGGCCAATGGCTTGCTGCTGCTGCTGGTTGCGCATCTCCTCCATGAGCACTGCACGCTCGGCGGCGGTGTTGCGCACAGAGGCAGGCACGCCCAGCTTGTCGGCCAGGTAGTCCACCAGCACATCTGTCTTGATCACAAGCTGGCCATCGGTGCCCAAGCTCTGGGCGATCTGCATGTACTGCATGATCGAATTGACCTCTTCCATGTTCTGGGCCATGGCCAGCGGGGCGACAGGCGTGACCTTGACCTCCAGCCCGTTGACGCGCAGGGGCATGTCAATCAGGCCGCGCTCATCCATGACCTCAAGGATCTTGGCGGTGACCGGAATCATGGTCTCGTTGATCAGTCGGCCAAAGGCAGAGCCCAGGTTCTGGGCCAGCTCCTTCATGCGCTCAACGATCTCGGTGGCCGACCTGGCGCTCATGTTGTCGGGCGGCAGCGACTCATCCAGCAGGATGCGCTTGATGCTTCCCGACAGGTCGTTGATCACCAACTGGCTGATGTTGAAGTCGCCCGAGCGGGGCAGGGCAAGCAGGGCTGGGCCTTGCGTGCCGCCATTTCTGGCCACCGGAATGATGGCACCCGGCACGATCTTGACCGTGTTGGGGTTGAGCACTCCGTCATCCGCTGCTGTATATACACCGGCCACGGCCAAGGATGCGTTCTTGAGCAGCAGTTCCTTGACCTTGTTCAGCGTCTTGATGTCAGGCAGTGCGGTCATCAGCGGCCCACGGCCGTAGATCTCACCGGCCACCTTCATGTAGCGGCTGATCACCCACGGGCTCATCTTGCGGCGGCGATAGACCAGCTCCTGCTTGGAGGCCTTGTCGATCACATGGTAGCAATAGTCGCCACGCTTGTAGTCATAGATGGTGGCCTCAAGCAGCTCGATGTCATCGGTTGGCTTTTGCTCAATACGCCGGGCCAAGTCATCTTGGATCTTGGCATCTGGCCACTGGCGCTGGATAGACTCACCCTTCATGCGCATGCGGCGATAGACATTGTCCACCTGGCCATTGGCACCCTCCTCGTAGCTCACCAAGAACAGCGGCACGGGAATGAAGTTGAGCGGGGATACATCATCCCCCGGTTGCACCATCATGCAGGCGGTGCCAACAGCCAGATCCAGCAAGAACTCGCCCATGGCAATGTCAAAGTTGGATTGGTTCAGCATGGTGAACATCTTTTCCTGATAGACCTCAAGCACGGCCTGGGCCTGCTGCCTGCGCTCTGGCGGGATGTCCGAGCCAGCCTCCAGCTTGGCCCACTTGCGCTGGGGCGGGAACACCACAGACTGCAAGCGGTTGGCAAAGCGCTGGGTAGAGTTGATGGCAGTCGAGTCGAACACGCGCTGCATCTTCTTGGAGCCGGTAGCGCCGCCTTCCCATACGCCATAGAGCTGGCGCTGGGGCAGGGCAAACTCGTATGCGTCCTGATAGAGCTGCTGGAACTCATCTTTCTTGGCTTGGGCCGTAGCCTGTCGCTTCAGAATCTGGTCAGGTGTCAGGCGCATGCCGCCCGGAGCGCTCTTGTCGTAGTCCATGATTTAATCCTCGTCCTCTTCTTCCAGCTTGGCCTCTTGCATCATTTGCTTGATGCCCTTCATTGGCTTTTCTGGCTTCTTGGCCGACATGTATTTTTCAATTTTCTTGCGCAGGGCAGGCGGCAGCTTGGACAGCTCCACCTTGTCCTCCATCTCGCTTTCAATTTCGATTTCGACTTTCATTTTTTGTCACGCGATGCGGCCATGTTGTCGATCAAATTGGGATAGGGTCTGCCTGCCTTGGCAGCGCGGCGCATGGCCATTCGCTTATCAGCAGAAGACATCTCTTTTGGCTTGCCAAGATCCTTTGGCTGGAGCTTGTCCCAGACTTCTTTCATCACTTCCCCTTTTTCAGTGCGTCAGCTTCAGACATGGCAATGGCCACGGCCTGCTTCTGGTTAACCACCTTGTCGCCGCTGGAGCTCTTGAGCTTGCCAGCCTTGTACTCACGCACGACCTTGGCAACCTTGGCCTGCATCTTGGTTTTCATGTCTTTCATGCTTACTCTCCTGCTAACAGTGGTCGGGTCATCTTGCGAGACACGGCACCGACCCTAGCTGCCCTGCGCTCGCCTACTTCTCGTTTGAAAGCGCTTTCGGCTGCGGCTCGTTTGGTGCCGAACTCGCCTTCGTCAAACTGCTCGATCTCCGGTGCCATCGGTGCAGCAGGCAATTCTGGTGCTGTCTCGGTGAATTTTGGTATTGGCTTCGGGTCGTAAACAGTGATATTGCCGTATTCTTTTTTGCCGTACCATGTTTTGCCGGTGACCACGCGCTCTGTTCTTTCGGTGACCGGGTTCTTTTCAATTTCAGCCAGCACTTTGTTGTAATCGTCCAGCTTGGCTTGGTAGGCAACCTTCTGCGCCTCATAGGTCGGCAGCAGCGATTCCTTGTAGGTCGCCATCTGAGCCTCAAACGGCTTCATCTTTTCAGCGACACCCGCTTGGTAGCCGGTGAATGCGGTCTGGTACTCGCCGGTCAACGCATCAACACTGCTCTGGTACTGCTTGGCCAGCCGCTCAATGTCGGATGTGCTGCGCCGGGCCAGTTTGCGCTGCTTGAACTGGGGTAGCGTAGCCATTACTGCAACCTCATGCCGGGGCTGTTGAGGTCTGCGACCATGCCCAGCTCGGCATCCATGCGCTCACCGGACAGCAGTGACCGGCGACCACCACGGGTGCGAGCTCTGAGGGCAGAGGCCTCGGCGGCAGCAGCTTTGCGGCGCTCTTCATCAGCAGCGGCCTGCACTTCTTTGGCTTTGCGCTCCATGTCCAGCTTGTTGGTAGCGTAGTTAGCCTGGGTTGTCTCAAACTGCTGCCGAGCGGTCTGGGCCTGCTGCTCAAGTGAGGCACCCTGCTTGGCGTACTCAGCAGTTTGCTTGCCCAGCTCAAGCCGCATGGCAGCCTGGTCAGATTGCTGCTGCGCCAGCATGGTGCGCTGATCGTTCTCAGCCTGCTGGCGTGACTTGCGAGCTTGATTTGCCGTGACGGCGGTACTTAGAAGAACGGCTGCTGCAATCCAAGGCATGTTTATCCCCTTATTAAAACTTCGTCCACATTGGCCGCATCTGTCTCATCAGTTGCGTGGATGCAGAACCAAACACTGTCTTCGTGCGCTGTGATGGTGTGGTGCTGGCCAGCCAGGATGGTGATACAGGCCGGGGCCATGTAATCCTTCTCGACTCCTTGCACTTCAACCGTCACGCTGCCCTTTGCCAAAATGCTCAAGTGGTCATAGGCGTGCGAGTGGCTTACCGCAAAGTGTTTTGCTGGCAACAGCATCTGCTTTGCGTACACTCCCGCCGAAAAATGGTGGATGACACCAAGATCAATTTCAACCATATGCAAACGATTCTATTGGGCTTTGTACAACCCGCAAGAGCTGTATATCTACCCGATATTTACTCAGGCAAACACATCAAAGTCAGTCCCAGCGCTGGCTTGGCCCATGGGTCTGCCGCCGAGCTGGTGGGTGCGGGTCATCCGGTTGTACTCGCCGCCGCCCAGCATCAAATATCCGAATGAGTCGCCAATGTGCGAGTGCTCGTTCTTGTTTGGCGCGTCCCGAAAGCGCTCTTGGCCAGCCCCAACAGCTATACGCTTGAAGTGATAGCCACCGGCCAGCGCTTTGCGCAGCAGTTTGCAGTCGCGGTTGATGATGAGCCCAGGCTTGCCGGTGATCAGGCGCTGCATGGGGGCGGCAGAGGCCTCGCGGCGCACCTTGAAGTCATTGCTGGCCGTGGGCTGGGCCCGTAGCCCCAGTGTTTTGAGGTAATCAAAGGCGGTGACCTCATATATGGTGTCTCTGGCCATGCCAGCAGGGTCGCCCCAGACCATCACCTGGTGGCTGGGGTAGCGCTGGTTGAGCTCGGCCAGCAGTTGGTGGCCAAAACGCTCCAGCCCCATGTCAAAAGTGACGATCTCTTGGTGAATCAGCCACCGGCCATTGGGCAAACGCTGGCCAATCGTGGCCGCAGGGGTCAATCCAAAGTCAAGACCCACCTGGATGGGCACATTGGGGTCAACCTCGGTGTCGCCAGACATGGTTGAGTCCTCATACTCTGGCCAGACGGGCCTGCCCTCCTGCACATAGGTGTACTCGCCACCGGCATAGCAGCGAATCCAATCCAGATTCTTGCCAAGCAGCATCTGCTGGTAGTAGCCGGGCGGCAGATTGTGAACATTCTCAGCCTTGGGGTTGACCTTCCACCACTTGCCGCTGGCAAAGATGTGGTCGTTGGCCTCGGGCATCTCGGGCAAGTCCTCGACCTCCACCGGCACCACGCCGCCAGGCTGCTTGAAGAACTTCCAAGCGTACTGGCCGGTCATCTTCTCCTTTTCGGCCATGCGGTGCCACCAGTGGTCATCGTCCATCTGGTTGGTGTCCATCCAGATGCCGTGCCAAGTAGCGCCGCCATCCCGCTTGGTAGGGTAGCGGCCAACCCGGTGGGTCAGTCCGTCAATCACAGCCTTGGGCAGCTCACGGGCCTCGTTCACCCAAGCCCCGGTCAGCTCCAGCGAAAGCAGCTTTCTGACATCCTTGGGCTGGTCAAGGGCCAGAAAGATGACCTCGCAGTCAATGCCAGCCGCATCACCACGGGCAGGCAACCGAATGTGGTGGGTAATCGGCGGTGTCCACAGCATGGGCCCAAAGGTGCTCTCCGGAAAGAGATCCAGCCATGTCTTGATGGTGGTGGTCTTGAGCATGGGGTAGCTGTTCCTGACAATGGCCCAGCGGCTGTACCGGACATTGTCAATGGCAGACGGCTTTTGCTGCACGGCCTTGATGAAGATCTTGGCTGCGCAGCCGTAGCTCTTCCCACTTCCCACCGGGCCCATGATGCCCTGCACAAAGTTCTTGGACTGAATGAAGTCGTAGATCACAGGCGACTCGCTGAAGTCCAAGTTCAAGCCGCCAACCGGCACCGTCTTCTGAGACTGCTCTTTAGTCCTGCTCATCTTCTTGCTCCTTGCGTTCTTCACAAAACTCACAGCCTGGGTGG